CTCCTCCGTTTGGTCATTGTCTTCCTCAAGAGGCGGCAGTATTACTACAGCAGAAGCGTTGCCTTTATGTTCTATCTTCTCTGTCTTAACAATACCTGCTCTATCCAGAATTTCTTTTGCTGCTGCAAGTCTCTCACGATTACCTAGTGCGCTAGGATCATCAAGAACGCCAGACATAGACAGCACCGCTTTGGGTGCATTAGCAGCCAGCATATTCTCTGCACGTTCTATAATTTCTGATTTAAGTGTAGAAAATCTGTCGTCATCGTAAAGATTAGTATGACTATGCCATCCACCTTCGTTTGTCTTTTTAATTCCTGCAGGATCTTGCTTTTTTATTTCTTTTATAATGTTAATAAGATCTTCATATCCTGCTAAATTTATAGAAAAGACAGGGGTAATAAATAAAGAATGTAAGTCGATTACAGATCTCCTTTTGTTATTTCTAAAACACTTGCTGTCACATGAACTTGATTGGCAGCGTTTGCTTGAACATATAATATATCACTTTCTTCCAACACTAAGGGTTGTTCTAGTAGTTCTACGGTTGTATTTGCTGAAATACTTTTTTGATTAAATAAAACAAAAGTAGCTGTAGCACTTGAGTCTAAATATTTTATATCAACTAAAGTTGTGTTAGCTGAATCACTTGCTACTATAATAGATTTAACAAGACTTGTAGTAGGAAAAACAGGAGCCGTTCCTGTTACGCCTGGAGATGCTGTAGGCACAGTGTAAACCGCATTTAAATCTGTATTAACAACATCTAAAGAAGAATTTTTAAAAGTATCAGCCAAGGAACCAACTCCTTCCTGACGATTTTTCTTCTATGTCTTGAGCATACGAAGTATTAAGAATTAAAATAATTTGTTCAAGTAATCGTATCATTTGATCAAATTGACCTGGTTGATAATCTGGTGTTGCATTTGGTAATCGTGTAATTGTTATTTTAGCCATTATTTTTTCTTCTTATGTTTTTGTGCAAAATTTCTAGCTGATTCTTCATTACGAAATCCCCATTTTCTAAGTGCTAAAGCTTTGCGAGTTGGTCTTCCTTTTTTATCTTTCATAGGACCTTTCATTCCTGCAAAACGTGCAGCAAAAGAAACTCTTCTTGGATTTGTTCCTTTAGCTACAGGAGGTTTTAAATTAGCTCCTTCTGTTTTTTTAAAATGGGCTCTTCCCGCCGCAGTTAAACCACCAGTTTTACTTTTGTGTTCTTTTTTCATTATGCAAATTTCCTATAACTAGCAGTTTTCTTTGCTATCTTTTTTGGTTGTTTGGCTACTTGCTTTCCTGCTTTTTTAGCTTTTCTTTTGGCTTTAGTAGTAGCTGCATATTCTTTTGCTGATAATGCCTTTATCGCTTTTTCTGGTAAATATCTTTCCCCTGTTACAGATGATTTTTTTCCAGATTTAGTTCTCCACTTTTGATCACCCCATGCTTTAAGACTTCTTTGTGATTTAGCTAAACTCATTATGATTTATATCCTCCACCTGCTTTTTTGTAAGCTTTTGCTAAAGCTTGTGCTTTTCTAGCTGACCACTTAC